TTGTCTTGATCAGCAAGCAGTTGTGGGTCAATCGTCTTGCGAAGCCGTGCTGCCATCTCTTGAGCACCAGGCCAATCCATGTTCTTAACAAACAAGTCGCCTGCAACAGCCCATAAATTGGGGTTGCCTTGCAAGATTTGCGCCATAGCGTCCATAGCTTCTTGGCGCTTGGTCATGTAGCTTGGGCCTGTGGTCACCACAACATCGTAGCGGCCAACTGAGGGGTTGTAAATCTTATCGATTACCACGCCTGTTTGATCCATGATCTTTTTGACCGGCTCTTGCTGCGTGGGGTCGATCTTGACCATGTTGGTTTCGCCATCAATACCAACAATCCGAGCAATCCGTTGCGTGTCGTAGATTTTTGGTATCAAATCAACCAATTGACGGGTTACATACCGCACGGCACGGGCTAAATTGTCTACATAGTGGTACGTACCGTTATCAGACTCTTTTTGCCTTGCCAAAATAGCACGGCCAGAACGCTCATTAGACACTTGACCAAGGCTTGCGTCGTACTGGCCGGTTGTTGATTTGATGTCTTCTGACGCGCCCATCTTGGCTTGAATAAGCCCTGTTTGCGGCAGTGGTGGTGCTGCACGCTGTGGCAGCGGCAGTATGGACCCCGCACCGTCGGTAACGTCAGGGTTGACCTCAAGGTAAGGCCAATTTTGCGTATTAGCGGTCTTCCACTGGTACTCATACCCCTCAAACTGACCACCGTAACCAATAAATGGTGCTTTAGGCGCAAGCGCTAACATCTCAGCTTCTTGGCTGGTCCAGTAGTTGTACATGCGCTGGGCGTCTTTAGCGTTACGGACAATCCCTGAGATGAAAATACGTCCGTCAACCTGAAATTCGTTGCCCACAACCCGTACAACCGGAATCCAATTACCTGCCCATTCGCGTTCTTCAAGCACTTCAAAGCCATTGGTTTTCATCCACATGACTTTTTTGCGGTCTACACGACGCTCGCGTATAGGCGTAAGCCCCATATCCCTCAGTTGCTGGTCTTCCGTGGAGCCTTTAAACACGGATTGATTACCTGGGTAGAGGTACAACGTGTCTTGTTTATGCGCAATATAGAAGTATTCAGCGATACGGATCGTATCTTCCGTGATCCACTGGCTTATGTCTTGATCACCAATACCTTGCGCCATGATCGAAGACAGCGGTGCAGCGTTAGGGTACATACGCTGGTAGTCTTCCTTGAGCATGTCTTCCGTAATAAAACACCACTCAGCGTCTGCGCCGCATGGGTCTTGGATTAGCGGGTCCATGTAAACACTGAAACTATTGCGTACGCGCGCGATCTTAATGTCTTGATCGAAGCTATCTTCGTAGCAATACTCGGTTAAAATGCGTATATAGCCTTCACCGTAGGTTACTTGGTTCTCGCACGCGGTGTCGTACGCTACGTCAGCGTCTGACATGTACTCAATATGTCGCACGATGCCGTCGAGCACCTCTGCGACCTCGACGTCGGCTTGATCATTAACAGGTATGACCTTGCCGCTTGGCCGGTTCTGGCGCTGCTCGTTAGTCACTTGCCTAACGTGCTGCGGTAGCTTGTTTATCGTCAAACAAGGTCTTGCATTGACTGTTTGGCCTTGCACCGACCCACGCGTTGCCAGCACATCCTGCGGCCATTGCCACTGATTGTCGGGCGAGCCAGCCATAAACCGCAGGTCGTCAAGCTCATCTTCGCGGCTCTCCGAGTACGCGCCGATCGCTTGGCGTAACCGATCGCGCATCAGTTGTAGCGTGTCGCGGTGGTCCTTCTGGTCCGGCCCTCCGCGCGCAGATACTTTACCCGCGCCTTCAATACCTGTAGGGTCTTGCTTAAGCGTTGCCATTACTTTTTCTTCGTCATAGGTTTAGTGCTCGGCCTTTTAGCCGCCGCAGCACGTTGAGTATTGTAAGCAATTGCAACAGCCTGCTTGACAGGTTTGCCTGCGTTAACTTCAGCCTTAATATTTTTACGAAAGGCTTCTTTGCTGGTCGATTTAACAAGGGGCATTATTTTCCTTTCGTTGGTTTTTTGGCAGTCTTTGCCGACTCACGAAAATCTTTAGCTGTTGGCGCGCCTTTAGTGCCAGGTTTCCGCATGGTTTCACCGCTACCCGCAGCTATTCGTTCGCGTTTTGCATGAATTGCAGCATACAAGCCAGGTTTTGTAGCCATGATTAACACTTCCATCGTTTAAGTGATGCCTTAGCGCGCTCGGCGTCGCCTTTAGCGTTTTTAACAACACCTGACATGCGCGCACAAAAAGACGCCTTGCGCCCCTTGTCAGCTTCAGTCTTAGGACTAGGCGCGGGTGCTTTTAGATTACTACCTGTTTCGCGGTTGTATTTCTCACGACCCTTAGCCGTTAGCCCTGCGCCCTTAGACACGGGTAGCTTCTCACCACGCCCAACTGATAGTGATACACCTTTCTTTGCCATCAAGCACCCATCCAAGATGTCGTTACGCCGTTGGCGTTGTACGCACGATTAGTTTGTTTCTCGACATACTGCCTGTGCGCAACCGGAAATGCAAACGTTACAGCTAAGGCGTCGGCAGCGTCTGGCGATGCTAACCCTCTAGCTTTCATTTCCTTTTTGCCTTCGAGGAAAATTGTACCCGACGAATTAGGTTTTATGGTAGGCCCAACTAGATCAGACTTCAGCGCCCTATCGTTAGGTATCGACGCCGTTTTAAGCCAATCCTTCATCGCTCCCCATAGTTCCGCGCGCTTGTTGCCGTACATAATAGGGTTCTTCGCCTTCCAACCAAAGTTCACCCCTCGCACGACCTTGTAGCGCTGCTCGTGCAGCCTATCTAATATACCGTACCCTAGTCCACCCTCATCGAGCACCACGAGCGTTGGTTTGTACTGCTCGATTGCATCGATCACGCGCCCTACGATCGTCATCGTATCCTCGCCATGGTAGCGATGGATCGCCGTCAGGTCACGCCCTTGCCTGACCACGATCACTGTCGAGTCCGCGCCGCCTCGTGCTGGGTCCACACCAATAATGATCGGCGCCGTCTCGTCCTTGTACCGTGGCCGCGCCGCAGCGTCTGCGACGTGCGTGGATGAGATGAACTGATCGTCGCCACTGGATGGAAACTCACCGTACACCTCCACCCGCGCTTGGCTTGAGTCCTCACCATACTCATCAATGATCTGCTTATAGACCTGCTTGTCCGTATCCTCTACCGTCCTTGCGTCTACTTGACGTGTGCGCCAAAAGTCACGCTTGGCGTGGAAGCACTCAAAGAAGTACCCGCTGTTGCGCCGTGGGTTACTGAACGCCAGCCAGTACCTATCTAATATGTTCTCTGTAAAGAACCCCGCCCCCACCGACCATATCGGGTCTGGTATCCCGCTTGCCTCATCAAAGATCAACATCATGCCATCGTGGTTGTGTACCCCCGCGTAGCTGTCAGGGTTCTCTTCCGACCACAACTTACCCTCTGCCGCCCAATAGCGCGTCCCTTTCCTAAGGTCACGCTCCACGATGTCACACAACCACTTCGCCGGTTGCAGCTTGGTCGCGCTGATCTCCCACCAGTGCGCGTTGATGATCATCGTTGACCACTTCGTTAGCTCGCCCCAGGTCACCGAGCGTAGCTGCGCCTCACTATTAGCGCTCACAATGACGCTTGATCCTATCCGTGTCGATAGCATCCACATAATCAACCAACTCACCAGCGCCGACTTACCGATCCCTCGACCTGAACTAACTGCCTCTCGCAGCGTGTCCATGTCCACCTTACCCTTGTTATCTTGTATGTGCGCCTTGATGTCGCGCAGCACCTGCCGCTGCCACATGCGCGGGCCGCCGTACTTCGCCAGCGGCGTGTTCTCCTGCCCCCACGGGAAGGCAAACAATACAAACGCTTCCGGGTCGTCTTTAACTGCGGGGGACCACAACCGCGTCATCAGCAGTTGCTCGTCCTCCGGGCTGTATATCGGCTTTTGCATGAGTTAGCTTTTCACTGTGTGGCGTTACGTCAATCACTTTGCCCTCATCAACGCGCGTCTCCGCTGCTCTGAGCGCGTCAATCACGCTGATGCGCTGGTCTACCTCAATACTGACCGCCTGCTTGGCTACCCAACCATGCGTGTGCTTCAGTATCTCTAGCGCCGCCTTAGCGTCGCCTTGCCGCGCTGCGTTCAACATGTGCTGGCTGTGCTCGCGCTCGCTATCTGCGCGACCTTTGAGTTCGGCAATTTCGGCAAGTTTGTCATGCTGTTTAAGTAGCCGGTACTCTACAGGTAGCAATCCTGCTGCTAACGCCAACGAATCTTCTTTCAATCCTAGATACGCAGCGTCGTATATGCGCTCCAGTACAGCTTCTGTCGCTTCAATCGTACGAACTGTGAGAGGTAGGCTCTTAAACATAGCGTGACAATTTTACCAAGATGACCTAAGCGTCGTTTCAACGCAAGCGTAAGACATTCTAATACTTTTGGCTAGTGGACTTCTAAAAATTTCTTGTGCCGGTGGGCTTTTAAAAAATAAAAAAATTTCTTGTGGACCCTCCGGCTCCAGCCGACCGGTCGGCCGGACCTACCCGGGTGCCTCGCAGTTAGGAGCCAAAATCGATTGGCAATTTGGGTCATGCTCTACACTTTGTAGCGATTGGCAAGTTGGGCAATGCTCTAGACTTTAGGGCAATTGGCAATCTAAGCAATGCTATACACTTTGTAAACATTGGCAATATTGGCAATTGTTCGGACATTGCCAAGATTGCCAATGATTTTGGCTGGCTGCATGCGTTCGGGGGCGGGGAGGGCGAAAAGCCCAAAATCATTGGCAATATTGGCAAAATTGTCATGCTCCTCAAGTTAGCCTAGCCCCACTTAGATAATTCTTTGCAATACAGAATAAATGACAATACTGCCAATAGCCCCACAATTGCCTTGTAAATCAAGCACTTGCCATTGGCAATCATTAGCAATCTAACCCCCGTTTCCTAGGCAATTCACGCCTTTAAACTTGCCAATCTTGCATTTTGCAAAACAATGATTTACGATAAAGGCTCATTCAATACAGTAAAGGACAATCAATCATGAGCAAGATCAAAGTTTTCCCTAATGGCTATGCAACGATAGAGAGGCTATCGCCTTCAGGT